GAAATCCCCACTGCCAGGATTGCTGGTGATCAATGGGAGGACCCGGAAATCGAAGAAGATGCTGATGGTATTGGCTGCATGTATTCAAGAAACAGCTTGATGGCAACGCTTTCATTAAGCAAGCCTCGCTCGACGATTTGGAAGTTCCTATTCCTGTTGAAGAGCCCGTTGTTGAGGAGCCTGAGCAGAAGATTGTCATGGTTGAAGAACCGAAGAAGGTCGGAGGTGCTGGTGATTGCTGGAAGAAGCTGCCTGGGATGCCGTCGATGTGGTATAACAAGAAGGGCGTGATTGAGCATCATGGATCTCGTTGGGAAATGACGTTGAAGGAGTTGTTGAGCATCCGCTCCAAATCTTTCGTGTCAATGACGATGCCAAGAACCATGAACGCCTTGTTCGTGAAGTGGAACTATCAAGAAGACGGAGACATTCATGTTGAAGATGTGGTTTCTAGTCGAAGGCCCGGTTATGATCCTGAGCATGTTTTCTGGACGAAGATGAAAGCGGAGTCACAAGTCAAGTTGGTTGGAAAACCAGACACTGCTCCCGCTGATTCTGCCATGAGAGCTTTGAACAACCCCACAGTACAGATGAACTTGCAAAATGCTGTGAGTGCGAAGGTGACTGATGCATTGGGTCGGGTGAACAAGATTTGCCCATGGGCAATCCCGGCCGCCAATCAACACCACGCGTCTGAGTTGAAGATCCCTTGGTCTGAAACGAATGCTGACACCCATGATCATCCAATCCATGCTGCTATTCGACGGATTCAGTGCTATGAGGAGTTGCCGAAGCACGTGAAATCGGATTACACGACTGTTTCCATGGGACAAGCCAATTGGGGAATGTTAGAAACCGGATTGCGAAGTTTGGGTCGCGAGTACAAGGCCACACATGTGAATCCCATCATTGACATGAAAGATCATTCGAGATTTGCAGGCACGAGTTCTGTCCCTGAGAGCGTTTTCCGACTACCTGAGATTATCACGCCTACGGTTATATTTCATGATAGTGGACATTACTTGACTGAGAGTTTCTTGTGGAAATTTTTCCTGAAGAACCCGAAAGTCATGTTTGTCTATCTGACTCATGTTTACCCATTGGTTTCACTCATTGCGGATGCGTCTCCTGATCCTACGCTGTATCAGTTCCATTATGCTGATGACGGCACTTTGGTGTACATTCCAGAGGGTCATTTGGGAGGGAAGTATGAACAACCTGCTGATCCTGGCTTGCTTTTGGCTAACACCATTTCTGACAAGCATGGTTTGTTGGCCATTCATGGATCAATCATCGATTCACGGTTGAATTCTCATGTTCAGTGTTGGAGTCGCTTTCAGTTGAGTACCAATTCGTATGTTGCCCTTAGCATGCCAGACATGATGCCCTTGCGTCGGTTGAAACGTGCGATGCCCAAGAAGCTTCCTCTGATCAAGACAGAGTATTACACGAAACTCTATCAGTATGCGAAGACGATCCCCATAAAAGAGGCAGATGCCTGGGGAAAGTTACGACAGTTCACCGTCGACAATCACATGTACTTTCCGATTGGAGTTCAAGCGATGCTTATTGATTCCGTGCTCGAGGCTGTTAAGATCCCGGTTGTTGCAGATCTGCAGAGTAAGTACTATGGTACTACTGCGGAGATGATTCGATACAAGACGTTGGGGCATTTGATCCGTTTGAAGCATAAGTTCTTTGAGGCAAAGTTTGCAAAACGAGCCCAAGAACTGGTCAATGAGCCGCACCCGTTGCATTTGGTGCCCACGATTCAGATTCTCATCAAGGAATTGGGATGGAGTGAATACGGAGTTGAATGGCAAGTCCCGGAGTCTGAGAGGAAGAATTTCTTCATGCTGTTGAAGGGTTGGGTTGGCCGTTGGCGCAAGGATGTCAATGTTACTGAGAAGAATATGTTCAATCTCTCGGGAACTGTTGTTTGGGATGAGACCACTACCTTGACGAGTCGGACCAAGAAGAGCATGGGTATTGAAATCATTATGGCTGCACAAGCCAGAACATATCAAGCCGTGTTTGAAGGTAACTTGCCCAAGCCTGTTGAGGAATCTAAAACGCTGTCGAGGCCTTTGGAACCTCACAAAATTCTTGCACCCCCCCCTGAACCAGATGGATCGGATTCAGAGAGTTCTACCGGTCGGACGGATGCCTACTTTGACAAGTATGAGGCAGAGAGTGAGACGAGCGAGGAAGAGGAAGATTGGACTCAGGGTTGGTTTTCGCCTACCCAGCATTGCTTGGATTGCGTCACGTTGGAAGAGTTCTTGTCGCGATGGCCTAAACTTACACGTAAGGATTATGCTGAGTACACTTGTGGTTGGCATCTAATTTGGAGAAGCCGAAGTGTAAAAGATAACGTGCAACGCAGGCTTCAACTTGGTGATATGTTGGTCAGATCAATGCGGAAGAGACAGA